AAACCACGACGCGAGTATCGAGTTCTTTTTTGAGTTGGTTAAGCTCTTCTAGAACGTAGTCCACACGTTCTCTAGTCATCATCTTTTGGGATGTACGAACCAAAGTTAGATAGTCAATCCCAATCATTCCGATAGAGCCATGCTCAGCATAGAATTGTCGAGAGATTGAGACAATATCTTCAATGGAACGAGCGCGATCGTTAACCTTGATCGGCAATCCTTCATAGTTTTGTTGCGCTTGCACCAATTCACCCCATTTAGTCTCTGGGATTCTACCTGTTTGCAATTCACCTGTAGATATTTGGGCATGTTTTGAGAATAGTTTTTGAGCTTGCGAACTGCTGCTCATCTCAAGAGAAAAGAATAAAGATGGTTGATGCATCACAAATGATGTGTAGTTGAGTAGCTCCAAAAGTACGGTAGTTTTACCCATACCTGTACTGCCAAGGATTGAGATTAATCTTTGCTTAGATAGTCCACCATCAAGCATCCAATCCAAATCTTTAAAGCCAGTTGGTAGGATTGATTCGTGAATGTTGCCAGTCTCTCTAGCCTCTGCAATGTGAGTAAGATTTATAAACTCATCTCCCATGACATCAAACATTAAGCGGGTGTGTTCACTGCCATTCTGTAAAGTGCGAAACTCTACTAACTTTTGCTCAAACCATGAGAGCGAATCATCAAAGCTTTGCTCTTGAAAAATGCCTTGAGCCTCGCGGCAAAAGTCACGATACTTTCGAGATTTATACTTTTCGCGAATTAGCTCAGCGTACTCAACACAATTTGGCGATGGCATTGTTGATTTATAAACGCCATAGATAGCACTGCGATCGCTTAATGATGGCTCTAAGCCCTTCATTTGCTGCTTTGTAGCCATGTGTTGATATACGGTTTCAGGGTTAATACTGCCTTGTTTTTGGTTTAGCTCTACGCAAGCCGTAAAAATTTGACCGTAGAGGGCGGTGTAAAACATCTCGCTAGTAAGTATAGGGGTAAGCGCCTTTATCGCGTCTTGAGAGCTTAATACTGTGGCAATGACGATATTTTCTGCTACGACTGAGCATAGACTTTCACCAGTTGACAAATCTTTCATGATGCTTTCCTAGCTAATTTGGCGGCGTATTCTCTTGCCATGCTTGGCATTGGTGCGATGATTTCGGGTTCTTGCACTGCGATCGGGGCGGGTTGCTGTTGCGATCGCTGGGATTGGGGTTCTTTGTGCTTTTCGTAATTAGCTAAGTAATCTTGAATCTCAGCAAATCTAACATCACCTTCAGAACCAACAATCCAACACTTACGGATAAAGCCTCTAACAGGAGTTAGATCGTCTTTATTTTGAATGTCCCTAAAATAGCTTTTAGTCTTTCTAAGTTCAGTAAATAAATACTTGAGAAAATCATCGTCTTTAGTCAGTGGCTCGGTCTGTTTTTTTCTTGACGGCTCTTTGCTGTTAAAGCGATCGCCCATTGGATCGTCATACCATTTCGCCTTACTGGAATTTTCGGGCAACAAAGGGGCGGGGGTAGGGGGTGGGGTTTCTTGATCTTCGAGATTGTTTGGATCCGAGAGGTTACTTGTTTTTTGTTCAGGATGTATTTTTTTCTGCTCTTGTAAATTCTCAGAGAAAGAATCGCTTTGTTTTTTATTTAAATTTTTAAGATCTTTAGATCTATTGATCATGTAGTCATTTTGACTAGATCTGATTTGGTCATTTTGACTAGATGGGAGATCGTCAAATTGACTAAATGCAGTTTTCGATCTGACATGCAAAACGTCATAATCGATCCTGTACCATTTCGTCTGATCTCTGCTTGATGCATAGGGTTGAACGGTCTTCACAATTCCTTCATTTTCAAGCTTTTTGAAAAGTCGGAAAATACTAGAGCCTGAAAGCCAAGGCATTTTTTCGCCCCATTGAACTAATGTGTATTTACACCACATAAAATCTTCGTAAAAAGTTTTATCGTCTTGGTGTTCATGCTTGATCGTAATAACCCAGTGAATTTGTTGAATTGCGATCGCTTCATTAATCCCAAATATCGCTGCTAGCGTCGGCAAAACCTGTAAAGGGCGCTCATTCAATAAAAGATGTGTAGTCATTATTTAATTCTTGCTTCTGTTATCACTCGTTCAAGAGCTTCAATACAAACATCAACCATTTTACGGTCAAGAGTTGCGCAGGCAATTTTAGCCTCACGGTGTAATTTGCGGGGGATACGCGCCTTAAATTGCGCCCATTCAATTTCTTGGTTTTCCATAAATCACCTTAGATTGTTTGCTGAGTATAGTATTTTTGTACTAAATTAAATCACTTTGTTTTTAATCATTTACCTACTTTACATAGAGTTTTATTTATGCAAAGTAGGTAAACTTTATTTTTTCTTGCCTTTAGTAAGAATATCTTCACAAAGCTCTTGCGCGATATCCGCAGGTGATCCAATACCACGTAAGGTTTTGCGCTTGCCCTCTAGGATTAGCTCAATACGCTCTTGTTTTTGCTCCAAGATAGTATCAATCTTTTGATCGATTTCGTGCCACTGAAGCCAATAAACTGACACGCTATTCTTTTGTCCAATCCGATGGCAGCGATCTTCACACTGCATTGCATCTCCACTAGTCCAAGGGCGATCAACCATAATCACGGTTTGTGATGCAGTAAGCGTAATGCCTACACCTCCAGCTCGACTAGTTGAGATAAATACCTTGGATTGTCGAGATTGAAAACGGTCTACAAGGTTTTGGCGATCGCTTACAGCAGTTTCACCGATCAAAAGCTCGCCGCCTAAACGTTTGTGTAATTCCTTTGCAGTGTCAAGGAACTCAGTAAAAATAACGACTTGTTGACCTTCTTCTAAGATATCGTTAGCCATCTCGATCGCTGTTTCAATTTTGGCAACAGAAGCAGCTTTTCTGAGTTTGCCAAGCAGTACAAGAGCTTCACCTTTACCCATACCTTGATTTTGCTCATACTCAATCTGAGCTTCTAAAAACGACTGTTTCCAAGTCTTAAGAGCGTCGCCTGTGACTTCGGCGGCTCTCATCATGCGAGTTTTTTCTGGCAGATCTAAACATTGAGCCTTAGTTCTGCGAAACATCACATTTTTGGTACGAGCGTGGAGTTCATCAAGATGGGCAGCGCCTGATACATCCCAAGGGCAAAAACGAGTAGTTTTAGCGGCGCAAAAATACGACTCAAAATCTCTCTTGTTTTTGGCTAACTCATGGTTAGTTGCCTTAAGTAGTGGAAACAAATTGATCGGACGACCGTTTTTAATTGGTGTACCAGTGAGAGCTAAGCTACCCTTGCAATTTTCATGAGTACTTAGCTCAATAAATGCCTTGCCTCTAGCTGATTTACTGCCAGCCTGTGCATAGTGGGCTTCATCCGAGATTAGAAAGTATTGGCTAATCTCTAGAGGTTTTGGCATTTTTGCCCATGAAAAAACCTCGATAGGTACACCAACCATTTCAGCTTCACGAAACCAGTTCTCTTTAAGTGATGCAGGGCAAATTACAAAAACAGGAATTTGGAATACTTGATAATAAGCTTTTGCAACCATGAGGGAGCAAAGCGTTTTACCTAAACCCATATCTAACGCCATGATCGCACCTCTAAGCTCAGTATTTTGAATCTGAGAGATTGACCATAGCACAGCCTCCTTTTGGTGCTGGTAAAGGTTGCGACCATTAGCTAGCGGTTCTGATACATTGGCAGCATTTACTAATTTTTGGTAGTCAGCTTGAGCAATCGCCAATTCCGCTAAACGCTCCGATTGTGCGGACTCAACCTCACTAGCGATCGTAGGATCTACTTCAAAATCAGAAAATGAAGTCATCAAATCGGCAGCAGAGCTAAAAGGAAATTGCCAGAATTTACCATCGGGATTCCATTTAGCACCCTTAACAGATTTGACCTTAGCGACAGTTTCAGGGCTGTATGGGAATGTGACAATGATAGCTTTGCCCTGTAGTGAAATCTTACCGCTAGATTTTGGCTTTTCTGCTTTGGCTTCAGTAGCGATCGCCGTAGTTGCGCTGAAAGATTCTGGTAACTCAATCCCCAAGTTTTGCAGTTGCTTGCGATAGGTTTGCAGCATCTTGAAAGCAGCATTTAATTGGTTAGGGGATAAATTTCTACCCGCTTCAATTTGCTCAGCCAAGCTATGCCCAAACTCAGCATCACGCCCGTTAAATCCTTTGCCGTCTTTGCTAAATGCATGATCGCAAACGTTAGCTAGTGATGCAATTGCTTTTTGAATAATCTCAATACTCATGATTTATTACCTAGTTACTTAACTTTTACTATCTTAGTATAATTGTACCACAATGTAAACATTGAATTTATTAATAAGAAGCCCTGAATGTATAAACAAAACTCTATGCATTCAGGGCTTCTTATTATTTCAACTCATTATTAATTTTTTGTTGCCAAATCTGATGTTTGAGTTTTTCATCCGCAGTTTGAACGGGATGCGCGATCGTAAGTTGCCAAGGTTTCTTATGGCGCGGATCGCCTTCCATAATGGCTAGTGACCACGCCCGATCTTCGCCGTGCTTAGCGATTGCGATACGTTTTAAATCGTTAAGAGATTGTGGTTTACTCACGCCGCCACCTCATCAGACTTAGCGATTGCTTGTAATTCGTCATTCTCTTCAAATCCCATGCAATTCTCAGCATAATCTTCCATGCGATCAGGATCTAGATAGCCATCATCTAAATCGTCAGGATTAATAACTACATGTTCGTTATTGCAGTAGTAGCTTATTTCTCCAACTCGCAACCATGTATCAGTGTCATCATTGGCGACAAGATGCTTGCAGTTAAGGCAATTCCTGTCATTAATGATAGTTTCTCCCTCTAGCTCTTGTAAATTA